AGAACAACAAAAGCCCCCCTAAAAAAGTACATTCCTTGGCTAATTCCAAAGGCAGAACCAGTTGCTGTTGCATTTTGGGACAAAGTTTGTGCAAAACCCTCTCCAGATGAGATAAATGTGTCTAAAAATGAGATATTTTCATCAGTATTGAGAATTTCTCCATCAGAAAACTGTTCAATATCAGAATCTGATCCAGAAGTGATATAATTTACATATAGAGTAAAATTTTCAAGTTCAGAAACTGTATCTGTGATGTATGTGACAACCTTTGCTTTGACTCCTGATGCTCTTCCAGTGATTTTTTTGCCTACTAATTGATCCAAATAGGCACTTACAGAAATACCAGAGTAAGATGAATTAATTTGAACAGCATGAAAAGTGCTAAAATAATTTGTTTGCCCAGGAATTACCTTTGCACCCTCTTTAAAAAAGTGATTTCCCAGATTTTCAACCTGATCTTGTAGAATTGACTGAAGATTATTCAGTTCTCTAGCTTGAACTGGGTAGGCTGGTTTAAAAAGTACTTTATAATAGTTGCTTTGCGGGTCAAAATCATCAAAGTAAGGAGCAACATTAAGGTTAGTTTCCTGTGGCATAATTTTTTAGAACTGCAAAATGATTTTGACGTCTTCTTTTTGAGATGATGACCTGGTTACTGCTGGCCTATTATCAACATGTATGATATTTCCAGAGTATTTTTCAACCTCAGGGTTAGCAAATCCATTAGTGAACTTCTGACCCAAGTAATAATCTCTATTATTTATTACTGTCGATATACCCGTAAATGATGTTTGAATGGATAATGTGTTTCCTGAAGTAGGAATAATATTGTAACTTCCACCACTTGTGATTGCTGAAGTAAATCTTAAGGCAGAAAAACCAAAAGTAGGTGAAGAATTCTGTGTGCCATTGGTATTAAATCCAGAATTTGACCTATCCTGCCAATATTTCAAGACACCAGTGGTCTGATCATAGGACACAACTCTTCCAACTGCTGTTGATCCAAGACCAACAGTCTGAGTTACTATGCTATCTGCTGTAAATGTGGCACTACTATAACCTGTGCCAACTAATTTAAGGGCATAAGTAGCACTTCCTTTATCTTGTTCAAAGACCCCAGTTGAATCAAATACAGTGGGGTTCTCTATCAATCCAACTCTTGCAAATTCATTACCAGTGATGAAATCAGGATTTTCAGTATCATTTTCAAATCTTGCATAAGCAAGAACATTATATGCACCAAGCTCCCTGTAAATATCTTTTCCATGTCCACCAGGTGGTGGAATTATCACATTGAAAACAGGGTTTGTTGTCCCAGTAGGTATTCCACCTGCTTTTATATCAAGAGTGCCATATGTATACCCTGTTCCTCCATTTGATACAGAAACTGACTCAATTTTTGCATCAGCATTAACTACCACAGTGGCTTTTCCACCTATACCATCACCATTTATTGGAACATTTGAATATGTTTGTGCATTTCCAAGTCCAGCACCTCTTTCCCTAATAGTAATGATCTTGATTTGACCACTAACATCAGCATTCTGTCTTACAGCATAATCATCAGTGCTGGTTGACCAACTACTAGGTACAGGAATATAGTTGGTAGAGTCAAATCTAATAGCTTGACTAGGTTTAATGGTGTAAAGATATTTCCAAATATATCCATCACCATTACTGCCAGCAGTTCTTGGCTCCAAATCAGTAAATGTTGGTTCATCAAGAGATGGACCACCCTCAAAACTATTTTCAGGGTTTGCATTATTAAACAAACAAATATAAACTCTAAAATCAGAGTTCATTACATAGTAATTAGCAGAGTATATGTCTGCTGCACCAGATGGTTGTGATTGATTATCAATTGTTATATCATTTCTCCACATATCATATGTGGTTCCAGACTGCCAAGTATTCTTTCTTACAACCTGAGTAATATCACTACTATTAATCTTTTTCATTGCCAGCATTGTGTCCCAATACTGATTAGTTTGATCTAAACTATCAAGTGGGGATGGTGGGTTTTGATTCCACGTGCTTTGATATGAAGCAGGATTGGGAAGTCCAATAAATGAATAGTAAGAATTTGTACTGGACTGAATACCAGCAACAAAATTCTTAGCATTTAGAATACGAAGTTGATCAGTTATTATCGCAGCCATTTTTTAGGACTTTTTTTTTATTTATTAGACTTATCACAAATAACTTTGTGATTTAAGAGCATTGAATCTCTTGACGACAGCAGAAGTTGAAATACCAGTATTAGAATAAGCTGATCCAATACCACTCATTGTATGTGCAGAGAAATCTCTGGGTCTTGTTCTATCATCTAAAGTTAATTTACCCCAACTGTACTCACCAAGTTCAGATGTAGAGGTGCTGGCAAATCCAACAGCAATTCTATCAACATTAACTGATACTCTTCTTACTGTAGTTGTAAACCCAGTGTTACCACCAACAAAACATGTAACATTGACATCTTCAAAGGATTGAACCTGATAAACACAATCTAATGCTGTTGATGCAATCCCAACTGTGGTTGTACCATCTGTAGATCTTGCAGCAAATGTATCACCAATTGATATATTTGTCCCAAAAATAGTAAAGTAATCACTTGTAGAAATTCCACTAATTGTTGTGGCAGTTGATACTATATTGGTATCTCTCATAAGAGAATCTTTTGGAATAAAAGTATCAAAAATTAATCTGTGCTGTGTGCCAACTTTTGTTGAATTTATTCCAACAATCATACCATAGTCACCAGAGAAATCCAATATATTCAATTTTTCATTGATTGTAGCTGGGGATTCAATAAGCACTGATGGTGGATTTGTTGTTGTGTATGCAGTTCCTGTTGTTGTTCCTCCATATGAGACCAATATGGATGTTATAGAACCACCTGCACCAATGACTGCTGTTGCCTCTGCTCTACCCTCTGTTGATGCAGACCCACTGATGTTTGACACAAACACATTAGGAGCAACAGTATATCCCAGACCAGAGTTAGTCACATTAAAGGAAGATACTGTTCCAGCAACAGAAACTATTGCAGTAGCTGCAGCACCAATAAAATTGCCTTGCTCATAAATTTGCACAATCTTTTGATGTGTATTTCTTATAGTGGCATTTGATATCTCATTTACGGGATTGAATGATGGTACAAGATTATTAACATATACCTCTGTAGAGGATGTGGAAACATTGTTAATAATATATGCAGATGGTCGTACAATTGGTTCATACTCACCCCTATTCTTACTGACTTTTGTACCGTTAACAACTAAATCATTGGTTTGTTTACACCATGTAACTGGTCTCGTTATTGTGCCATCAGAATTGATACCAACACCATTATACAGATTGGTTTCAACTGTATCAATGGTATTAATGCCTGTAACAATCCTTTTATTTTGATCAAGAATAATTGATTGACCAGATCTAGGATTATGATCAATGTCAAGTGAATCACCAACTTTTACTGAATCAACAATATCCCTAAAAATTACATCAATATCATCACCACTACCTTTGTAGAATAAAATTTGTGCAGTTTGACCAGATACTGGTGCCTCTTTGAATTCAACAATGCTTCCACCTGCAAAGGTAAACGCCTCATTTGGTTTTTGCAGAACATTATTGATCAATATAACAAGAGTTTCTTCAATATTGATTGTTGAACCTCTTTGTGCAATTATTGAAACTGTTTGACCATTCTCTGTTAATCTGAATGTTTTCTTGAATCCATCAAACTCACTCTCAAATGAATCTAGCACAGCAAACTGACCAACTGACCAGCCATTAAATGAGTCAGTTTGAGTTTTCTCTATGGCAAGGGAGAATTCTTCAAAAGATTTTGTAATATCAGTTGGAATGCCAGTCACTCCACCAATATCAACTGTCAATACCTCTCCTACTCCATATCCATATCCTCTATTGTTAATGGTAAAGTCAATAACTCCAGTGCCTCTTCCCACAGTTAGATCAACAGTTGCACTTCTTCCAGATCCTACAATTGATGATGAAGTATATTCTAATGGAATATCTGTGTAAGATAATGGTTCATCAAATACTACTAATGGTGGATTAGTAAATGTATATCCAGATCCTGGATTTGTAATATTAACATTAATTACATTTCCATTACTAACAATTGCTGTTCCAATAAATTCAAGGTTTGGAATTCCAGTAGATGAAGTTGTTACAGCAACATTTACAGTGGTTTGAATTCCAGATCTGTATCCACTTCCACTATTACCAATACTGATAGATGAAACTGTACCTGCAATAGACACATTAGCTGTCCCACCTGCAGAAACAAGAGGTTGGTATCCAGATCCACTGCTAGAACCAACAGAGATGATTGTTCCTCCCATTGGAAAGTCTCCAGCACCTGGATCATATCCATGTGGGTTCACAGATCCCTGGAATGTGATTGTTGACACTCCAACACTTTCAATTATATTGTAATTATTATCATCTGGTTGTATGCCTTTTGGAAGTTGGAATATACCATTTACTAGTATAATACCATTACCAGTTGCTATACCTGTTACATCATCTCCACCTGATTTTAGTGTGAAAGAACTTGTTACACCAGTGAAGTCTCTTGAAATATCATCAAAAATGTAATTATCTGCATATGTTTCAGATGTTGACCTTTGTGCTGCATTTCTCAGGAAAGTTCTTCCCTGGAATGATGAGCTTGTTGTAATTCCAGTAAAGTCTCTTGAGTCAGGTGGATTGGTGATTGATCCAATTGGATTTTTACCAAAAGGAGCACCAGCAAAATGTATTCTATTACCAACAATATTATAATTTCCACCAAGTTTAGTAATTGTTGATCCAACACCATGAGACTGGATTGATGTGCCTAATTTGCCTCTAAGAACATTAAAGGTGGCATCACTACCAGAACCAGCATCATTGATGACCATGATTTCATCATTGACTTGAATTACATCACTTGAGAAGATTGAATTTACACCAGTAACACTAAAACTTGTTGCAAAAATAATGTCTTGATCAAGAGCAGCAGTAATACCAGTTGCTACAATTGGTGATTGTATCATATTATCAATTGCTACAAGAGCTTTGGTATTTTGATTTTTTGATGTAAACACATGAGAGTCACCAATACCAACAGAATTTAATGTGAGTGTTTGAGGAATGACCTTAAGTGCATTTTCTGCTGTATCAGCAAATCTTATTGAACCCTCATCTACTTTTACAACAAATAAACTATCAGGTAACTTATCTGTTACTATACCAGAGATGCTTGTAGAGGTGATTCCAATAGATTGAGTTGTCCCAGCTCCAGAATTACTGTAGTTAATATTTTCTCCAGATACAAAGAAATGATTTGGAATTTTAACAACATTTGCTGTTGTGTCTGCTATTGATGGATTACTGCCATCAATAATTCTTTTGAATATAGGTATTCCTGCATGATTAAGATCAAAATCTGTTCTGATTTCAGTTTTAGTGCCTGTATAAGAACCTATAGATGATTTAAGTTTCCAGTTGAAGTAATCTACTTCATTGGTATTTTCATTTTCATCAAAAATTTGCAGTTCAATTCCAAAAGTTCTTACCTCAACAGCAGTGCTTGAATTAGGTGTATAAACTATGTCAAGTTTACTAATTCCTGCAGTTGATATTCCTATTTGACCAATAGTGCTGCCAGTAGACACATTAGCAAATTCAACAAACAATTCTTCTGTTTCGCTGCCACTATCAATAGCTGCTATTTCAAATGCTTCATATACATTGTTGGTTGTGTCTTTAACAGTAACAAAATAATAACCACTTTGATATGGTAGATCAAATGATGTGATTGTATTTGCTAACCCAGCACCTGATACAGGAATGCTTATATATGAAGATCTGAGTCTCCCAACATCTAATGTAATGGTTCCAATACCTGTCTCTGAATCAGATATTGAAACTACTTGAGTATTTGCTGTAAGTGTTGATGAGGCATTTGAAGTGTAATTAACAATTATATTTCCACCAACAATGTTTGCATCAAATGTGCCAAATCCAACAAAATTAGATGAAGATGAATCTGCAATATTTCCATACTCCAGAATATTCACATCTGATCCATCATGAATGATGTTCAATTCATTACCAATGTAGTTTTCACTTGAGTCTTCAAGCATGACAAGGATCTTTGCAGATCTAAAAGTAGTAGGTATGGTTGCAATTGTGGTAGCAGTTCCTGTTGGGACACTATGTTGCTCACTAAATGTGCTTACAGCAGTTCCTATTGCATGAACAGAGCCTATTCCACTATAATCACTTAAGGCACTAAATGAAATGACTGATGTATTATAATTATTAAATTCAAACAGTGCTGGATTAAAAGTTAAGTCCCAACCATCGCTGGTTACTAGGTAATCATATGAACCTAAATTTCTACCTACACTCTCTAAAATAGAATACTCATTAATATATCCTGTTTCAGAGTCTTGAATCAAATTTAAAATTGAAAACTGTTTTTCATCAGTGAATCTTACATCTTTAGCAAATGTAAACATCTTGTTGAATTTAAAAGTATTTTCAAAACTACC